GCATTGGATTTCAGACAGTAAGAAACACAGCACAGAGTGGATACAATCAAATTGATGAAGTAAAACTATTTGAAGGATCAACTGTGACTTTTGGAGCTAATGAAAACACACCATTCATGGGATTCAAAAGCATGAGCAAGAAGCAGACAGTTGAGCACATAAAGAAAATGACTAAGGCAGTCAGGAGTGGTACTTTCACAGATGACACATTTCATCTGCTTGAAATACAACTCAAACAACTTGAACAAATCATTCTTGATTCATTATACTCACAATCGAAGTCAATGCCGTCTAAAAACACATTTGACCCAAAGTTGCCGAGTGAACTGGATGAGCTGATTCAGTTATTTGCTTTAAAATATCACAAACCAAAAATCAAGGAATAAAATGAACATCACAGAAATACTTGATCAGAAGTTGCAGGTGCTTGGAGATCATATTGATAGCAATATTGACAAGGCTCTTGAGTCACAAAAAGACAACTTGAATCAAGAATTAGACAATCTAAAAACAAATGAAATCGCAGGTCTTGTTGAGAAGTACAACAAACTGCAAGAGCAAGCAGACAATCTTGAGATCTCTTCTAAGAGATCAGGATCTGCTCAACAGAATGAGAACTGGGTATCTTCAATGGTCACTCAGATCAAAGGTGCTGATGGCTTTGCTGATCAAGTAAGATCAAAGCAAGGTATCTCTTTCAATGTGCCAATGTTTTCAACTAAGGTTGGAACTCCATTGACTGGAGCAAATGACTTTGTTGATTCAACAACTTCATTGAATGTTGTACCACCAGACTATCAAGGTGGCATTGTTTTCACACCAAGCAGAAATGTGCATGTGAGACAATTCCTGCCAACTGGAACAACTCAGTCTGACTTGATCCGTTATGTTGTTGAGTCAAGCGTATCAGATGGAACTGCTATGAAGGCAGAAGGTGGAAATGCAGGTGAGTACACTTTTGACTTGGCTGTATCAGATGCACCAGTCAGAACAATTGCATCTTTTGTACGTCTATCAAACGAGATGTTGGAAGATGTTCAA